CTGGATGAACGATCACGAATATCTTTTTTCGAGGGCTAATCAAATGACCTGTTCTTGCGGTGAAATCATCGAACCCGGCATTAATTTTTGCACTAGATGTGGAAAACAGCATGGCCATGAGGACCCGGAGAGCGTTTTAAATTATGGTCAATGCCGCAAGTGTGGCAGCTTTCCCGTGTTACCCGGAGCGCGAAACCATGGCGAACTGTTACCTGCAAACGATGTGGGTATGCGGCTAAGACGCTTGAAATATGGGTCAGGGATGCAGGTTACCTTCAAAAGGCGCAATCCCTACTAAACTTTCTTGGTATGGCTACATAAAGCGTTTTTTCGCTGTATATAGCGGGACGGAGGTCCTTTTGTGTGAAATGATTGTTCACAACAATTCAAATTCACACGAAAGGAAAAATACCATGGATTACAGCAACAGAGTATACGTACCACAGCACACTCCAAGCCGTGAAGTAAAGAGTGAAGCGGAACATAACCAAATTATCAGAGAAGCAACCCTGGCAGAGCGGCGCAGGCTCACCGGACTTATGGCGCAAGGCGCTCCGATAAGTATTAGCGTAGACGAACGGGATAAATTCAAGACAGCGGCGGAACTTTCTATCTCGGAGCGTGCCGGACTTACAAAACGCGATAACGGCAATGAGTACGTGGGATATAGCCTTCTGGAATTGGCGCGGCAATCACTCATTAAGGCCGGTTTACCGGCGGCGGAAGCTCGTGAGAATTCCATGCAAATGTGTGGAAGAGCTTTGCAGACTTCAGACTTTCCGGAGATTCTCGGAAACGTGGCGAATAAAGCCTTGTTTGCAGGCTGGGATGGGGCCGGAGAAACCTGGCAGGAATGGTGCGGAATCCAGGCAATCTCCGATTTCAAGCCGACTTCAATCCTGGCAGTCTCCGAGGGAAGCAGCCTGGATGAAATCCCAGAGGGCGGGGAATACAAGTACGGAAAAAGAACAGAATCTAAAGAGGTCGTCCAGCTGGCAACTTACGGCAAGGTGTTTGCCATTACCCGGCAGGCGCTGATTAACGACGATCTCTCAGCTCTGAGCGATATTCCCACCATGCACGGTGAAATGGCAAACCGAAAGATTGGCGATACCGCCTATTCCATTTTGTCTAACAATGCGCCAATGGGAGACGGCATCGACCTTTTCCATGCTGATCATTCAAACCTTGTGGCCAGTGGATCAGGCGCGGCCCCTGGCGTGGCTACCATTGCAGCGGGTATCCTGGCTATGGGCAGCGGGTATCCTGGCTATGGGTACACAGAAGGACTTGCAAGGTCTCCGTGGTCTCAATATCCGCCCTGTTTTCTTCCTGGCTCCCAAAGCTCTTGAAGGTGAAGCCGAAGTATTCTTTCGGAGCAACCAGTTCTCGGACAGCGATACCGTGGCAACCGATAGCTCAAGTGGTATCTGGCAGCCAATAAGAAACGGACAGTCAATCTCTATTTCCTGGACGGTGTGCAGAAGCCGCACCTTGAAACCCAGGATGGCTGGAATACCGATGGTGCAGAGTTTAAAGTACGCATTGACTGTGCTGCCAAAGTCGTCGATTATCGCGGATTATTTCAGAATTATGGATCGTAACAACGTTGGTCCACAGTGGGGGGTATCTCATGGTTTCGACGTTACGCCATGACCTAAAAAGACCCGGGAGTGCCTTCACTGTTTTTTTGTTACTCTCCCGGGTTAAGCGTCATAGGGGGGTCACGAGGTGACGACACAATGCCTCGCTCCAAAAAAGGCGATGACTCCCCCCAATCACTGAAATCAGGAGGGACCCACCATATGGCCGAAAGGACAGGGAAATTCAAGCGCAAACACCCACCGCTCAAAGACCAATGGCGCGACCGTGACACCTCACCGATTATCCGCCTGGCCGTTTGTGGTTCTCGAACCCTGGACGACGAACGGATCAAAATCATGCTCATGGAAGAGATTCAAAAGCATGGTATCACACACATCGTTACCCATGCCGAACCGGAAGGCGTTTGTGGCGTGGCCCGGGAACTCTGCAAGGAAAAGGCCATACCCTTAAAACTCCATTTCCTGAATTTCAAATATCTCAGGGGAGCATTCGAGCATCGGACAAAAGCCGTCTTTTTGGATTGTGACAGGACCATCCTCATTCATGACGGCAAATCCAAAGGGACCACAAACGAACGCAAGATGGCGGAGAAAATGGGTATCCCATACCGTTACGAAAAATTAGAGCCCTCCATCTATGAGACATCCCGAGGCTGACTTGATATGAGCAAAGACACACCAGACATAGGCACCGTGGCAAGCGCGGCCATGCAGCGGCAATTCAAGAACCTCCTGGCCAAAATAAAAAAGGGCAGCATTACAGCACAGGAGATGACAATCTTCACACAGCTGGAAAAGCGGCTCAAGGCCGAACAAGGCGGCGATGGCGTGACGTACAAGCGCGATGACGTGGCCAAGCATTTCAATAAAACCCCGACAACCATTTATAATTGGTTACGATCCGGAATGCCGGTCAATCCCGATGGTGGTTTTTGCATCCCTGATATCCAAGCATGGTTGGACTCACGAAAGAACAAAGCCGGTAAACCGGAAGCAGACACGGCCGAATACTGGCAGACTCAGTTCAAAAAGAATCGCGCTAAACTATCCGGGCTGGAATTAAAGCTCAAGAAAGGTGAACTTCTGGCCAAGGCCGACGTTCTCACCGCTTTCCGGGAAATGCAGTCTTATGTGAAAAACCACCTGGCACTGATTCCCAGGACGGTGCCCGGTAAGCTCACCGGACAACCCCCCCAGAAAATGCAGTCTATCCTTACGGAATTAACCTCCGATATTCTCACCAATATGAGCAAAGGCCAAAACGCTTCTACCCTGGAGGCGAGATTAAAATGAAATCGCCTATCCTCCATGAAATCAAACCCGACTGGAAACTATCCGATATTAAGAACCCGGCGCAATGGGCAGACCAAAGAAGGATACTCACGCGGACTACCAGTGCCGAACCCGGGCCCTGGCGAACCGACCGGACGCCATACGCACGTTTCCCGATGGAGTGTTTCTCAAAACCTAATATCCGGATGATCGTTTTAAAGTTTGCGACACAATCTTCAAAATCTGAAATCCAGCTTAACATGTTGGGTTATGTTTTGGACATTACCGGCGGCGCTGTTCTGCATGTTCTGCCCACCACCGATGTTCTGGAGAAATTCTCTCGGACCAGAATAAAGCCCATGATAAATGCCTGCCCCCATTTACGGGAAAAGAAACACCCTAGTCCGGATCTGTTCCAAACCAGGGAGATGCATTTCTCCGATGCTATCTGGTACGGAGCAACGGCGAACAGTGCTGCGGACCTGAAAAGCACACCGATTGAAGTGGCTTTCCTGGATGAGGTCGGTGTTTTTCCTCAATTCAGCGGCAAGGATGCGGACCCGATAAAGCTTGTGGGTGAACGGCAAAAGACTTTTATGTTCACTCGAAAGATGGTTCTGGTATCCTCTCCCACCGTCGAGGACGGCCCTATAAGCCGATACCATAAAGACTGTGACCTTCACTATCAATTCTTTGTTCCCTGCCCCCATTGTGGCGGAAAGCAGTTACTTACGTTTGAACAAATCAAATGGCCGAAGCTCGGAGACACCACAGAGCAATCAACCCGGCTGAAAATCAAAAGAGCGGCAACGTATGAATGCGCGCACTGCCAAAAGGCCATTGATGACAACCACAAGCCCGCAATGCTCAGAGCTGGCAGGTGGGAGGCTCAAGAGAACACACCCTTTGAGGACGTGGAATCAGTGGGTTTTCACCTGAATAGCCTGTACTCACCGTTCTTGACGTGGGGAGACATCGCTTATGAATTCCTGGACTCAAAGGATGATATAGGCCGTTTGCAAAATTTCCGTAATGGCTGGCTGGCCGAAGAATGGAAACAAGTTCTTTCGGTAAAAAAGACCGATGAAATCCTGGCCCACAAGACGAAGCTGGAACCTCTCACCGTACCGATGGATGAAGACAACCCGGTTTTGGCCCTCACCTGCGGAATTGACGTTCAAAAGTTCTCATTCTTTTATGTGGTTCGAGCATGGAAGCGGGACATGACGTCATACCTGATCCGGCATGGGCAAGTTGAAACGTGGGAGGAAATTCAAGAGGTCATATTTGAGGACGTTTACCCTATTTCCGGATCAGGCGAACCCATGGGGATATGGCGAGCGTTTATCGACACCGGCGGCGGAGAAGGCGCGGAAGGCGTGTCCATGACAGAAGAGACCTATGCCTGGCTGAGAGACCATGGCCGTGGCTTGGCTTTTGGCGTGAAAGGCCAGTCCTCTAAAAAAGCAGAACGGGTAAAGTTTTCGGTTATTGATAAGATGCCTGGCAGGAGAGGACAAGCTATCCCTGGAGGCTTAAGACTGTTCCTCCTGAACACCGACCAGCTGAAAGATGCACTTCACTATCATATGAGTATCCCTTTGGGAAAACCAGGCGCGTGGTATCTGAATGAAGACGTGGGGGAAGAGTACGCTCGACACATTATCGCAGAGGAAAAGCGCGTCCACCGAAACGGGAAAATCGACTGGCATGCGAAAGGCGCAAACCATTGGCTGGACGCAGAAATCTATTCCCTCGCAGCTGCCGATCCGCAATGCGCCGGCGGTGTGAGGGTATTGGAAAAGCCGGTTATGGCCATGACTGAAAGCACACACATGAAACCCCGTAAACGACGAAAACCTACTACCAGGAAACCGAAATACGACCAGCACAACAGCCGATGGTAAGGCGGTATGATTGAACTAAAGCGGAGGGCCACCGTAAATGGCTATTTTTATTTCTTCAAACATATTCGCGCACAAGATGCCGGTATCCGTGAGGACCGGAATGGTTTCTTTAGGCCATGAGACATCTTGTGCGCTTTTTATTTGGGGAGGTACAGCATGGGATATTTATTAGATTCGAAATGGGAAAATGGCATGGGGCTTGAGGACTTAAAGACCTGGGGAACTGATCCTCTTTATCGCTTCCTTGAAATGTTTGATGAATATTTCGTACAGGGGCAAGGCCCGAAAAGTGGGGATCATCCCTATGGTGTGTTTATCTATTACCAGATGAAAAATATACTTATGGACATGGACACTATGATTTACCGCTTTTTGGATGACGCCAACAAACGAAAGACGGAGCAAGATATTGT